GAGCCTGAACTGATTGGCGGTGGCAAGCCCACCATGGCTGAGGTGTTTGAAACCCAGCAGCAGGCAATCGAAGCCATGCGAAAGACCAACAGCAAGGGCCAGCGTCTCTACAACGTGGACGCCAAATACAAGGCTTGGTACGAGAAGACTCTTGCGCGTTCAACTTTTGCGTAACAATGGGCGCATGAGTTGATCTGCACTGGTGGAACAGATCGGGCCTCCTGCGGGAGATACCCCGTATCGGTGAAGCAATAGGCAGAGGCTCGCTACCTAATTAAGGCCAATGGCCAACGCATCTCTCGACCGTCTTGGTCAAATCCAGGGCGCAGGTGACACCAGCGCTCTGTTCCTGAAGCTCGGCATGACCGAGCTGCTTGACGCCTTCGATCGCGCTTGCGTGTTCAAGGGCAAAGTCAAGGAGCGCAACATCAAAGGTGGCAAGAGCGCTGCCTTCCAGGTGAGCGGCAAAGCCGATGCGGCTTATCACGTTCCTGGCCAACCGATCCTCGGGGCCACCAACTCTCCTGGTGACCGCAACGAGCGCATCATCAACCTCGATGGCCTGCTGATCGCCGATCAGGTGATCTATGACCTCGACGAGTTGATGAACTATGTGGACGTCCGCCAGGACGTGACCCATCAGCTCGGCCAAGCCCTCGCCCGTGAGTGGGACCGGCGTGCTGCCCGTGTGCTGTATGCCGCTGCCAAGACCACCACTGAGCCCCTGGCCAAAGCCGGCAACGCCGGTCGCATTGGTCAGAGCCAGACCCTCTCGGCTGGCTATGCCGCCGCTTCTGCCAACGCCAAAGGCGATGAGCTGGTCTCCAAGATCAGCGCACTCAAAGTGGCGATGCAGAAGAAGGACGTGCCCACCGAGGATCTCCTCTGTGTGGTTGGTCCTGACGAGTACGACTACCTGCTGGATTCCACCCGCGCCATCAACGCGGACTTCAACGGTGCCAGCGGCGAGAACGGTTCCTTCGCACAAGGCCGCGTGCTGCGCGTGAAGGGCATCCCCGTGATCATGTCGAACCACGTCACCCAGGCTGCCTACACCAACGGCACCTACGACAAGAACACTGCTTACCAGCAGGATCTGTCGAAGAACAAGGCCATCGTGTTCCACCGCGATGCCATCGGTGTGCTGACCCTGCGCAGCCCCGGCCTGCAAATCACCCCTCAGGGCGGTGACTTCAACATCATGTACCAAGCCACTCTGATGGTTGCCCGCATGGCAATCGGCATGAGCGTGCTGCGTGCAGAGTGTGCCGGCGTCATCGAGCTCCCCTAGCCTTCTCCTGACGGAGTGGGTTCTTGGCCCCCTGTGGTGAGCAGGGGGCTTTTTTGTGCCCGCCGATAGCATGAGGACAACACCCCTGCAGAGTTCTGATGGGCCTTGCAAATCAGGCCTTGACCCCAGGCCGCACAACACTGCTGGAGGCGGTGAACATCTGCCTGCAGAACATCGGAGAGCAGCCGGTCAATAGCCTCGAAAACCAGCAGGTGGTTGAGGCCACCATGGCTGAGCGGACGATCCTCGAGTTTCACAAGGAAGGCCAGACACGGGGCTGGAGTTGGAACACCGAGGTCGAGTACGAGTTCGCCAAGAACAACGCCACCAACCAGATCACGGTTCCGGCCAACGTTGTGAGCTGGTCAACCGATCCGTATGAGTGGGCCGGGCGGTTCCAACTGCGTGGCCAGAAGGTCTACGACAAGGAGAAGCACACCTACACGCTGGGTGCAGACATCACCAGCCTGAAGGCTGATGTGGTCTGGCTGCTGCCATGGGACGAGTGCCCTGAAGCGTTCAACCGCTGGATCACCATCCGATCGGCGCGGGTGTTCAGCGATCGGGTGCTGAGCAGTGACTCGATCTTCAAGTACACCGCCGTCGATGAGCAGGCTGCCCTGGTGGAGCTGCAGCGTGTCGAGCTCGAGCAGGCCCAAGCGAACAGCCTGACGGGCGGCCCAGGCCTCAGACCCTTCCCCACCTACTCGCCAGGCCTTGGTCTGCTGGGCCGTAACCGGGGGTATCTGCGTGGCTAATCTCGTCAGCTACACCATCCCCAACCTGATCCAGGGGATCTCGCAGCAGCCAGATGCGCAGCGGGATCCTTCGCAGGGGGAGATCCAAGTCAATGCTGTGAGCTCTCTGGCCGAGGGCTTGCGGAAGCGTGAAGGCACGCAGGCCATCGCCAAGGTCAGCAACACCAGCTTTGGCGACGTCTATTTCCACAGCATCCTGCGCGACGCTGACGAGCAGTACCTGGTGGTGATCAGCAAGACCGTCATTCGGGTCTTTGATCTGGCCGGCAACGAGAAGACCGTCACCGCTGCAGCAGGCGCTTACAACTACCTGTCCACGGTGGTGAGCGCCAAGAGCGACATCCGCGCTGCCTCGATCGCTGACTACACCTTCGTCAGCAACACCAAGAAGCTGCCGGCCATGGACCCGGCAGTTGCTCCTGCTGTTGCCAGGCCATCAACCCATGAAGCGCTGATCTGGGTGAAGGCCGCGAACTACGGCCAGAAGTACGTCGTCAACGTCAACACCCAGCAGGCGACGGTCAGCACTGCTGTGGCGCCGGTGATTGTCAGCGGCACCACCACCACCGAGAACAGGATCAGCACCGCGGAGATTGCCAGCCAGATCCGCGGCGCACTGCTCGGCGGCCCCGTCACTGCCCTGACGGTGGTGGGTTCTGCCACGACCCTCAACGCCACCACCGCTGCTGTTGCCACAACCACCGATGAGGGTGGCAGCGGGCTGACGGTGACCGTCACCGGGAACGGGACTGTGGTGACCGCTGTGGCAATCAGTGCCGCAGGTAGCGCTTACAGGGCCGGCGACAAAATCTATGTGGCCCGCAACCTGCTGCAGGGCGGCACAGACACCACCCCTGTCCAGGTGGCGACCGTCACGACCGCAACGGCTGGTCCGCTGACTGGGGTGACGATTGACCGCAGCGGCTCTGTCCTGCATCTCAAGAGCAGCAGTGCCATCACGGTGTCGGCCACAGATGCCCGGGCCAACGCGGACATCACGGCGATCACCAACTCCGTCCAGGCGTTCACCGAGCTGCCCACGATCGCGCCTGAGGGCTACCAGATCGAGGTGGTCGGCGACCCCGGCAACAAGTTTGATGGGTTCTACGTCAAGTTCCTGCCCCGCACCGGGACGTTTGGGGAGGGCAGCTGGCAGGAGACCGTCAGCCCTGGCGTCGAATACAAGATCGATGCCACGACGATGCCGCACCTGCTGGTGCGTCTTCCCAACGGCACCTTCTGGTTTGGCCCGGCCAATGGCAGCACACAGAGCGGCGTGCAGATCCCGAGCTGGGGTGAGCGTGGGGCTGGTGACTACGACACTGCACCGGACCCGAGCTTCATCGGCAATGCCATCCAGGACGTCTTCATCTACAAGAACCGGCTTGGGTTCCTGGCCGACGAGAACATCATCCTCAGCCGCTCACGGGACTTCTTTGAGTTCTTCCCCGAGACGGTCACTGCTGTTCTGGACAGCGACCCGATCGACCTGACGGGCAGCAACAACCGGGTGTCGGTGCTGCGGTACGCGATCCCTTACCAGGACGAGCTGATCATCTTCTCGGATCAGATCCAGTTCCGCTTCAACGCTGCTGAAACCGTGCTGACGCCCACGACGGCGCAGATCACGGTGCTCACCCAGTACGAGATCGATCCGAACTGCCGGCCGATCCCTGTGCAGGGCACGATCATCTTCTGCCAGGCCAATGGGCAGTGGAGCCAGTTCCGCGAGTTCAGCGTTCGCGGTGCTGGCACGGCGCTGGTGGCTGATGCGTCCGACCTGAGCGGATACGTCAACAGCTATGTGCCCGCCGAGGTGTTCAAGCTGACGGCCAACGACACCGGCAACTGCTGGTTTGCGGTGTCAGGCAAGAGCGGCTATCGGCAGCGGCTGTATGCCTACAAATACTTCTACCGCAACAGCGGTGGCGGGGCTGAGCGGGCGCAGAGCAGCTGGAGTCACTGGCAGCTCAGCGGTGCCGACAAGATCCTCAACGCCCTCTGCGTGCAGGAGACCGTCTACCTGCTCGTGGAGTACGGCACAGAGGTGTGGCTGGAGAAGGTGTCTGCTGCTGACCGCACGGCTGATGTGCTTCCCAACCCCTACCAGCTGCTGCTGGACCGCCGAGTCACGACCACCACAGCCACACCCGCAGCCATCCGGGTGGCAGCTGGCACCTACAACGCCACCACCAACATCACCACCTGGACCCTGCCTTACACGATCAAGGCAAAGACCCAGGCCTGGAGTGACTTTGCAGCCACGACCAATGGCGGCGTGTTGCTTGGGGAGGCCAACAGCGGTTCGACCATCACCGCTCGAGGCAACTGGTCCACACAGCCGATCGTCTTTGGCGAGGTCTTTGAGTTCCTGTATCGCTTCACCAGGTTCAAGCTCTACAAGGAAGTTGGTGGCGGGAAGGCCGCGGCCAACAGCGAGCGGACGCAGGTGCGGCACGCCAAGCTCCGCTACCACGACACCCACTATTTCCAGGTGTGGGTGACAGCTGAGCGCCGCGAACCAGCGGTCTACACCTTCGATGGGACGGTGCTGGCCGCCAGGGGCTCACAGATTGGCAATGCCCTCAACAACAACCCCGACCTGGTGACTCCTCGTTATTTCGAGGGGGTCTTTCAAATCCCGATCAGCAGCCGCGGGGAGAACTGCATTGTCGAGCTGAAGAACAACACGGCCAACCCTTGCAAGTTCAGCACGTGTGAGTGGGTGGGTCTGGTGACCAGCCAAGCCAGGAGCCTGCAATGAACTGGTCTGATGCAACTCCTGCACGGGTGCAGCGTATTGCGAAAATGCTCAGGCACCAGGATCGGCTTGAAGTGCTCTACAGCCACGGCTTGTCAGGAGAAGAGGCGGTGATGCAGAGCTGGCGGAACAGCCAGATTTGTCGTTGCATAGATGGAGATGACGGCAAGGCCGTGGGTATCTGTGGTGTTTCTGGATCTTGGATCTGGTTGCTGGCCACAGATGAGCTGTTGGCCACGGATAGCCATCGAAAGCAATTCCTTCGCGGTGGCCGCAAGTGGGTTGATGGCTTGATGAGCCAGTACCAGTACCTCGAGAACTGGGCGCTGTGGTCCAACCAAACCACCCTGCGCTGGCTCGAGCATCTGGGGTTCACGATCGACACGCCAGCCCCTATGGGCCATAGCGCCCAGCTGTTCGCTCACTTCTGGAGGGCAGCCTGATGGCCTTCCCTTTGGT